CTTCCCGTATAGGGATTCTCCGCCATCCCCCGCGCCCACTCATCGATCGAGTCCTCCCACGTGTCAGCCACCGGTATCGGCGGGCTGGAGACAAAAATCGATTCCTTGGCAACATTGATATCCGCACTACCCGGTTGCCCCACCATAGTGCCGTGACTTGTCCATTGCAAAATAGTCCATTCTGTCCACGGATAAGGGATTTTTACAGTGGGCTGAGTTGCCAGCATTTGTTCCCTGGTGCGAACATTGGCATAGGTGTAATCCATCAGCCAAAGAGGATAATTCCTGAAGTAACCCAGCCCATCCCGATCCGATTGCAGATCCAAATATTCCTGACTTCCAGGAATAATCCCCTGGTAAAAATCGTCAATGAACCACTTGCCTGTATAGATTGGGGGATAAATCCCGATCTCAGCATAGATCCTGGCACACATGGCTTTCATTCGGGAGATCTGCGTTCTCCATGAAACTCCGCAATGAAGTTCCCAATCTATTGCTGGCGGGATCTCCCATCCGGATTTTGTGAATTTGTCTATGTATTCATTTTCCTGGCGCACATGATCCAGGTTGGTATAGATGACATGGTAAGGCATCCTAGGGATACCAATTTCCTGTGCTGCCTTCATCCGTTCGACATATTTAGGATCCGCATAAAAGCCTTCGGAAGCCTTGATAGACACCCAATCCAACTTCACGATATTCCAATAAATATCGTTGTGTTCGTAGATATCAACTCCTTCTTTCATGCTTCATCCTTATCCTAAGCTACTAAATAAGTAAATCCAACGGTTATAAATTTGGAATTCGCGCCCAATGTCGTTCCGTCATATTTGCCAATATAAAAAACGTGATTGCCCGCATCAACATATCCAAGTCCATCATAATGATCTGTCATATTGTTTGACGCGCCAGCAGCATAACAGCCTGCATTGGGCAATTGTCCGGCGGCAAAGGTCATAATAAACATTCCCGTTCCACCAGAGGTTGCATGAGTTGTCGCGGCGCCGGTAAGAATAACTTTTTTGCCTTGCATTGAAAACATAAAACTACCAACAGCTACTGGTTGATTTGTAAAAGCTGTTCCGGTGGTTGTCCATGTAGGAAAGGTCAAAAGGAAATAGCCTGGGAATCCCAGCGGTCTCGGCATATGCGAATAATAGTTGTCGGTGATCGCTCCAACTGCCAAGCTGAAATCCGCCCCACCGGTGATAGTTACCGTCGTCCCCGCGATCGCTGCAATATTGAAATATTTATAAGCCCCGCCCTGCTTGCACCGGAGCGGGTCCCCAACCTGGTACTGGCTGGCATCCGCCACCGTGAAACTGGTGGCTGAGACATACGTCCAGGTCTGGTAATCCCTCTCCCAGCCGTCCGAATCTACCGCCCTGTGCTTCCCGATCTCATCCTGGTAGATCAGTTCCGGCCCAAAATACAGCCGGTTCAGGATGGTCAAGGCAATGATCTCGATGTCTTTTACCCAGAATTCCCGCCCGTTTTCGCCGGTAATCACGACCTCGAAGCTCAGCGCCCCCGCCGGTGCTGTGAGTGTTTTCGTCCGTTCCGCGATGCTCGTCACCCCATTTTCACTTGCAATAGAATCGGTTTGCAGTAAAGTGCCTGCCACCAAAGCGTCGTACCAGTTCACCACGATGTCGTAGTGAGATTCTTCCTGCCAATCCAATTCCAGGTCATTGTCACAATCATATCCGGGTGCCTTTGTTTCGATCTCAAAATCGCTGGTTTCTGGATTTCTTTTGAGCAGAAATCCCTTGTTGGTAAAAGTTCCATCGCACATTTCTTTTACCTTGGCAGCATTAAGGGTCAAATATCCGTCAAATTGCCAGCTTCCCGATCCTGCAAATGTGCCGGTTCCAATATTTGCTGCTTCACGGTCAGTGCCTGTGTTTTCCGCTCCAGCAGTTCCCCAGTTATCTGCGCTGGTGGCTTTGTTATAGGTGGCCTCTAACTCAGCAAATGTTCGCAATAAACGGTAAACCTCAATCGTTGATGAGAGTGTGGAACCAAACACCGGAAAGTGCAGCCTGGCACTGTTTACAACCGCGTTCATTGGAATCGTAGGCAAATTTTGTTTTAGTAGGATACGACACGTTCCACTGCTATATGATCCCGCATAATTTACGCCTGCAGAGCCGTAATTGGTAGTTGCATGGTTGCTTCGAATATCGGTATCTGCAATATTGGCATAGCTTTCAATGGTATGAACAAAGATATCCTTCGTCCACAGGCTCAAGGCAAATTTATTCCCCGCGGCGCATGCCACCCGGTCAGAGACCAGGGTTTCACTTGCGCCAAGGTTGTCATTGAACTCCAGCGAAAACGTCCCGTCCCCGTTGTCGATCACCGAAAATCCCGCTGCCGATTGCGTCCAGTTGGTCAGGTCCCCGCTGGCAAAATCGCCGTTCAAAAGCACGTTTACCGGAGCAGCCGCGGCATCCGTGAATGTCAATCCGAATCCGGGGATGTAACTCCCATCCGGGAGGAACATCTCCAGCCTGCCGTAGCGGATGCAGGTGGCATCCGTCGGGTTTTCCGCCATCTGCCGTATTCCATACAGCAAACCTTCCAGGTTGATCCCGCTCAGGTCGATGATTCCTTTTCCCGCGCAAAATAATAATTTACCTAATGTTTTGCTGAACCCCGCCTGAAGAATTCCCAAATAAACGCTCCAGACGGTCCACAAATCATTATTGAAGGGTTCCCCTTCGGATGATATTCCGGCGCCAGTTGCATCTGCATCTGTTGGTTCCCGACCCGATGAAAGCGCTAGGAATCTTCCTGCTCGCATATCACCCAGGTCAGGCGTAATATCCGCCAATTTATCGACGTTGATCTTCTTTTGCTTCAACTCTTCCACGTCCTGGACGAGCTTTGCAACCACATTCGCCAGGTTCGTAGGATCTAAATTATTCAGTGGATCTGCCATTTATATCTCCCGACCGAACGAAGTGAGGAAGTCCCAGCGAAGCAGCATCGCATAATCCTGTGATTGCGTGCTGGTGAACTGGAATTCATTCATAACGCCCCTACCTGCTCCCCTACCCGGTTTGTGGGCATCCTTTGCGCCTAGAGCGTGTTTTTGCTCAGGACGCAAAGGACTTCTTCTATTTGGGGGAGATGCCATCGGCAGAGGGGGCAGGAATTCATTCAAACGATTCACAATGCACCTACCAGTGCCATCGTCACTTGGTTCAACCCTTCATCGTAAGTCATCCCCAATATTCTTCCGAATCCGCTCCATCCCCGTCTTCCCCCCGGCAAAATGAGCTGCGTCGCCCGCACCTTGACCACATTCCCCAGCCTCAATTGCGAGAACAATGGGGGATTATCTTTGATCGACACACCCAGCGTGACCATTGGCTTGCCATTCGCTGCCACGAAATTTTCGGTGTAGGTTTGCAGGGCGCTCTTCGATCCTGTGTTGAACTGCGCCACCTTGTTCCGCGCCCTATATAGATCCACCGACTCCTGGTCGATCACTTTATCCGAATGGATCTCGCCCGCACTGGTGGAGGCATTATTGACCCCCATCACCGCATTCCAGATTTCCCCGTCCAGCGCTCCCTGGTTGATCTTCATATTCGCGCCTTCCCCGTCCTGGAGGACCACCTGGGTCATCACCCCCAGCAGCTTCTGTATGTCGATGTAATGCACCAGGCGATGCTCGCTGTCGAGTTCCGACCGGAACATCATTTCCATCCCCGCATTCGCCACCAGCTTTTTCAGTTGCTCCCAATCCGGGGTGGAATCCACGGGCACCGATCTATCCGCGTCCCCTGTCTGAATGGATCCCTCACGGATGAAGGTATCGCCGAGCATATTCGCCAGATCCACGAAACGCAGTGCCACTTCGCGCGTATCCCCGACCCGGATATCCGAAAAATAGGCGCATCTCCTTGATAAAAGGTACGGGACTTCGTAAGCCGTGACCGTCACTGGGCTGACCGCTGCCCAGGGTGTATCGATCATCCCCGCCCAGTTCGGCACCTCTCCCGCCCCGTCGATATAGATCATCCTGCCCAATTGCATGCACGGCAGCAAAGCTTCATCGTCGGTTAAAGTGAACGTCGCATTCCCCCCATCCGAAATCACCCATCCGCGGTTCACTTTGGCATGCACCTCGCCGCTTAAGCGATTCTCTAAGTCAAAGACCAATATCCTACTCAAGCTAATTCTCCTAAATAACGGTTCCGACCGGTTTGACCGCAATTTTTGCGGTCAGGAAGTCCTGTAGAGCCATGACGCTTTGAAAGTCAGGCGATACAGGAATCCATAAAACCAGAATACGACTCATAGAACTGCCCCTACCTACCTCCCCCAAATGTCTCAAAAGAGCATTTGGGGGAGTTGCCATCGGCAGAGGGGGCAAGCAATACAGGGTTCACATTCGCCTTTCCAGCCAACTGGGAATTATGGTTAAAGTCGCCACATCATCCCCAGTAATGAGTAATGTATTCGTCCCCGGGTTCAATCGGATCCAGATCGCCCGGCTGTCGTCATCCAGGTCCAGCGCACTGTGAGCATCCACCCCGCCGTATAGCACCGTGTAGGCTTCCCCGTCCAGCACAAGTGTCGTATTCAATATCATCGGGAAGATCAGGTCCAGTTCGTCGCCGGTCGTATTGTTCTTGATGGTCACGTTCAGCAAATGGCTGGATTTCTCGGTCCCTAATGTACCCGTGGGTTGGTTCGCGCTGACGAATACCACCGAAGCCGTCGCCACCTCGAAATAGCAATCCACGTCCGCCAGCGCCGCCAGGGAGCCGGTCAGCAGGAAACGCACCGTCTTCATACTCCCAGTGATCGCTGCAGCCGCGTGTGTGATCGCTTGCCAACTCAGCGGCGCCGTCGGGGTCGCCTCGTTCCACACCTCGAGCCATTTCTTGGCATCGCTTGTGCGCTGCAGAGAGGCTGCATTGATGAGGGGCCACGAACTGGCATTCCTGTATTTCCTGCCTGTCATCGAAACGGTGGTGATCCCGCCCGCGTTGCTCAGCATCCAGCTCAAGGATGCTTTTTCAGCCTGTTTCACCCCTGCCTTGTACCAGGTGCAGAATTTCATCCCCATCGATACCGCCGCGCCTTCCACGTCGCCCGCGGTATGGTAGATCTCGCTCTCGTTACCCACCCGCGTCACGCCGGGCAGCCACGTCCCCGTCCGGTTGGGATAAGCCGGGTCATAGAACTTGGTCGCTGCCGTCCATACCCAGGTCGTGTTATCCGAGGCGGAAAGGTCGAAAACGGGTTTGGTATTATCATAAGTGGAATCGTCAAGTGATGGTGCCGTTGCTGCGCTGTTGCCGTACAGCAGCATCACCGCATGCTCGATAAAGTTGAACACATCCCCGGGCGCATGCGCCTGGAGTGTGGTACCCAATGCCCCCCGGGTAATTCCGGTCAGCGTAATTCCGGTCAGTTTCTTTTTCTTCTTGACTATCAGTTTTCCGGTGTATTCGAACCATTCTGTCCCATGCTGGACGAATCCCCTGGCGGGCAGCGCCGTTAGCGCAGCCGCATTATTTGCCGTATTTTGAATTGCCAGGCTGCTTACCGCTCCCGTGGCGCCCACGGCGGTCAGCAGGGTCATGCTCTGCCCCGCGGATAGATTCGGGTTGAACCATATCTTGGTATGGTCCGTGTTGATATCCACCAGCCAGCGTTTGGTGATCACCCCATCCACCAGCAAAACGATGTCATCCCCGTCCGCCTGCATTTTGCCGGCTGTGATCAGCGCCGCCGTGTCCAGGGTGATGCACCAGGGACGCACCCCATAAGCACATCCCGGCTTGTTCACCAGTTGGTAAAGCCGTTGATAGAGCCACCCGGTGGCGGGCAGTTCGGTTGGCGTGATCGAGAGGGATAACCGCGTGGGGCTGTAACCTCCCACATCCAGGTTCTTGGTATCCCCGCTGGCATCCACTTCCCAGGTATCTGTTTCTGCGGAAACGGTTTGCCAGTCGCTTTCCCCCGTCTGGAAGATGATCAGGTAGGCATCCGAATATTTCGGGATGGGGTGAATGGACTGCACCACGCAGTTCAGCTGGTAATCGCGGTTCTCATCCGTAAAGGTCCCCACCAGCAGCCCTTCACTGCCCGGTTTGCAGGCTGCCTTGAGTTGGGATTCGAGTTTCTCCCAGTTGGCATAATCCAGGATCCTCACCGTTACCGCCACGGAGCGCACATTGAGGTTATAGGTTCCGGCATAAAGTGAATCAGCCTTGGTTTGCTGGATGAATACCGGATTGGCATCCGGCGGGGTCTTGGCGCTCGTTGCCGTGGAAAGGTAATTCGAGTCTGTCAGGGAAAAATTGTTAAATGTTTTTAATATGATCATCTAATATCTCCGACCGAGCGAAGCGAGGAAATCCTGTCTCCCCAAATATCCCGCATTTTGGGATTTGGGGAGAATTGAAGAGGGGCAGGTTGCGGGGATTCCATCTAATACCTTCTCGCTTTGATCTTTTCTCCCAGGCTGGTACCAGCCTCGCCACCCAGGACCACCGGCGCATAGAAATGATAATTTTCCGTCATCCCGCCCGCGCCACCCAAACCAGCCATGTTGTTCATCCCTGCCAACTGCGCATTCAAGTTCATATTGAGCGCCGGGGACAGTCCGTTCATCAAGCCATTCAATCCGTTCTTGAATTGCCCGGTTACATTCCCCATTTGCCCCAGGAATCCTTTTCCCAATCCCAGCGCCATCTGATTGCCGAATCCGGCGAACACAGATGAGGGGGATTTGATCCCCAGGAAGTCCTTGATTTTTTGCAGCAAAGTTCCAAAAAAGCCTTTCACCTGGTTCCATAGCCAATTGGCGGCATTCTTGATCCCTTCCCAGATGCCATTGATGAGTTGGGTTCCAACATCCTTGAGAGTACTCCAAGCCGCCTTGATCCCATCCCAAAGGATGGCTATGATCTTCTTCGCTGCATCCCACAACAGGGGAGCTGCTATGATGAGAGCATTGACGATGGCAATGATGATCTGGGGGATGGCTGCGATCAATTGGGGAAGGGCCGTGACAATTCCGGTCACCAGGGCAATAAGCAATTGGATCCCGGCAGTGATCAGCAGTGGAAGATTTGAAATGAGGGTTTGAACCAATTGGATCAGTACCCCGACGATCTGAGGTATAAGGGTGGGTAATGCCTGGGCAAATCCCGTGATCAGGGCCACCAGGATGGTGATCCCCGCCTGCAGGATCATGGGCAGGCTTTGGATAACAAAATTTGCCAGGGTCATCACAATTTGGATCACAGCATTCATGATCGTTGGCAGGTTCTGCATGATCCCATTCATCAAGGCAGTTAAAATCGATAGTCCACCTTGCAACAACTGGGGAATCCCTCCGGCAATATCGGTCACGATCTGGCTGAGCAAACCGCCGACTCCCTTCGCCATTTTGCCGATATCCCCATTGGATCCGCGCACAATGGCAGAAAATTTAGAAAGATATCCGCCTGCCTTATCCGCCAATCCCTGGAAAGCCGGTAAAAATGCCGTTGCCAAAGTTCCCACGGTTCCTTTCAATCCCGCCTTCAGGCTGTCCAGTTGATCCTGGAAACCTGCCATTGCAGCCACATCTTCCTCAGACATCACCGCACCAACCTGGTGAGCCTTCTTGTACAATTCGTCTAGTTCCCCGCCGCTGGCATTGATCAGGGGATTCAGTTCTTGGGCTGACTTCCCGAACATGGCCATCGCCATCGAATCCCGCTCGGTCTCATTGGGAATTTTGCCCAATGCTGTCAGGGCTTCCATCATCACGACTTTGCTGTCGCGTAAATTTCCGCTCGAATCCAGGACATTAATACCCAACTCTCCAAATGCTTTGCCGCCATCCGACATTTTCGAATCCAGGTCGGCTTGTACGGCTGTCATATCCTTGCCCTGCGCTTTGGCATCCGCGAGCGCCTGGTTATATTTTGTCAATTCGTCTTTTTGGGTGCCCATTGACCGGATGAATTTGGCATTCGCATCGGTCACATCCCCCACACCCAATCCCAGTTGCTTGGAGGCATAATCCATTTCCTGCAGTTGGGTCGTCGTGAATCCCGTTTTATCCGACATCTCCTGCAGGTTATCGGCTGCCTGGGTCGTATTCAGGAATAGTTTGGTGATCCCCGCCCCGATCCCAATCACCGCCGCTCCCACCGCCGCTGCAGCAATTCCAACCCCCTTTAGCACGTTTTTCAGTCCCTCGTGGGAATTCTTTAGGTTATCGGTCTTTCCTTTGTTATCATCTTCCTTGTTCCCCAGGTCCTCTATTTTTTGTCCTGTACCGCCCAGCTCGGTTTGCATCTTTCCGAGCGATTCGTTTTCCTTGTTGATCTTGACCTGGAAATCCTGCAACTCTTTCGAACTCGCCGTTCCAGATCCAGCCAACTTTTCATATTCCTGTTTCAAAAGGGTAACTTTGAGCGTCTGCGCCGCGATCTCCTGGGTGAGCGCCTTCTGGCGTGTTTCCAGGCCTGCGGAGCTTTTATCCCAATCCCCCATTGCTGCTGCCGTCGCACGAAATCCGGATTCGATCACCCGGATCTGTCGGTTCAAATCCAGGACGCCAGCCTTGTAATCGGTGGTGTCCAGGGATGCTTTTCCGCTTAGATTATTTGGCTCATTTGCCATTTTTTAGATCTTCCTTCCCCTAAATGTCTCGCATTTGGGGGGATTAGAGAGGGGCAAGACATGCCTTGCCTGCGACTTTTCCTCCCTAAATGTCCCGCCGGATTTTGGCGCGCCGTTCGTAGGCGTTTGGCATTTGGGGAGGGTAGGGAAGGGCATGGGCTGAGTCGCAGGGATTCATAGCCATCCCGCCTCATCACAAAACACCTTATTTTCCGGTCCCTTGCCTGGTCTTTCGCTCAGCCTATTGATGAATCCCATCAGGCTTTCGATATCCGTCTCATCGATGTCATACAGGCTCCAGCCAAGTTTCGTTACCAGCATGATTTCGATGTCGATCAGGGTTTCGATCCCCAGTTCAGCCTCGGCTTGACCGCCCGGCTCTATTTCTTGGTGCTGGGCGGAGGAGTAGGGTTTACGGCATTGGAAGCCTTTGCCACCACCGCCGTCATCACCGCCATCATTTCACCCACATCCGCGCCTTCGTTCAGCTCTTCCACGGTAAACTGATTGCCAAAAGTTGCCACCACCAGGTTTGCCAGGCTGTCGATGTCGGTTTCTTCCATTTGCTCCGGCTTCAACGACTTCGCCATCTTCACCGCCTCTTTCAGCACCTTCCAGGGGATGAAGGACCGTTCGAAAGTCTTCACGACCTTGCTTTCTTCATCATAAAAATGGATCACAATAGGAGTGCCTGCCATAATTAATCCTCCGTGAGGTACTTTTTCTTTAACTAACCATGATCTCCGTCTTCCGACCGAGCACGCACTTGGTGCGAGGGAGTCCTGTGCCGCATGACCGGTTGAGGGTCAGCAGGCACAGGACATCAAAAGCATTTGGGGGTTACGCCACCGTGGTGAATGCCACCGTGTCGTCCAGCGTCTGCCCGTAGACATCCTTCAAGCCTTTCAACGCCAGGAAATACAATTTCGCTCCGGTCAGTGCTGTATGGGTTGCCGTGATGATCAGTTTGGTTGAATCGATGGTCACTGCCGTCAGAGCTTTCACAGTCCCATCTTGTGCCAATATGCACTGCAAACCGCTCAGCGAATCCTCATCGATTCGGTTGTTGAAGGTCAGGGTAAAGTTGGCCGTCTTGCTTGCCGCGCCTTCTGCATCCGCAGGCACGCTCGAGACCAGCGACAAAGCGGCAGGAGCCACAATTGCAGGCACCTGCACCTGGTCGAACCAGGTATCGCCATCGAAGTCGACCGTATCTTCATCGCCAACCACCCGCTTCACACTCTCGGTCACGCCTTCGCTCAGCACGAATGGGTGAATGGTTTTGATAGCCGTGAATTCGACTTGCAGGGTCTTCGGCTCCGGTTTCTCGCCCTTGGTAGCCATTTCCTCTTTCGGCATGCTGAATTTCACCTTGAGGAATTGGTAGTAACGATAGGATCCGTTGCTCTTCAATGACCGGAAGCTCAGGGCATAATAGGGCGCCACCCCGCCGTGATCGTACATCCTGCCGGTGGTCACATCGAAGATCCTGCCGCAGATTTTTGCCAGCATCTCCACGGGGAGTCCGGTGACGGTCAGCGTGCCTTTGGTCTCGCCTTCCGATTGGAGCACGTCGTATGCCTGGTTGTCCGCGTACTGGGTTTCCAGCGAGCTCGACGGTTCCTGGCTTGCTTCCGCTGCAGGCGCCAGCCACTCCGGGGTATCTGCCACATAATCCGCGGCATCATCCTGGGTGACCTCCGCCACATACAGCGAATCCAGCCCAACTTTTGATTTATATTCACCTGTTTCCATTTTTTACTCCTTGTTTTCCAAATAGTTGAATGTCATTCCCAATCCGTAATGGCCGGTCTTTTCATCGAAGGGAAATTCCACATCATTCCCGTGGGTAAAGTTCGCCGCTTTCATCAATGTCAGCACATCCGGCAATCCCACCAGCCCAACTCGGTTGAAAATGTTGATTTGAACGGAATACATCCGTTCTTTTTCCTCGTTATCAGCATGCAGCAATGGTGGATCAGTGACTAAAAAATAGGTAACAAACAGATCCGGGAGCTCTGTTCCCGAAGCGCCAATATAGGTATTGGCAAACACCGGGCAGGTCAGCGATGTTAAAGCGGTTTTTACCCGTTCCCAGATCGTCGTGGTCACTCCAACCCCGCCCTTTCCTTCATCACGTTCCTCATCTCCGCCTTCGCAGCTCGCATGTCCTCTGCCCATGCCGGGCGGATATACGGTTGGGCCGGGGCATGCGCGGAACCCATTTCCTGGTAGAAAAAATACATTTCTTTATCGCGGTTCACGTCGAATACACCGATCTTCACAAAGTGAAAGTTTCCGTCCCGGTCCGGTCCCAGGATATTAATGTGACCCATCAAGTATCCGGTTAGGAAGGGAGCTCTTCGCTGCATTCCACCTCGCATGATTAAAGCAAAAGCCAGCAGGGCTTCATCCGCCACAACGTCGATATCTTGCCCGGATTTTTGCACCTTCTCCAGGTATTCCTCGAACCCTTTAGTATCCATCCGGGACTTCAGCGGCATCTCATCCTGCCTTCATCCGTTTCACCTTAAATTCGATATATTCATGTTTTTCCTGTATATCGTCCACGCTGGTGATCTCATACGCCAGGCTGTCTTTCTCCACGATCACCGTATTATCGACTCCCACCAGGTAGCGGATCAGCGCCGTTGCCAGTCCTTCGGCTTGCTTGGCGTTATCCGCCAGGAGCTCCGCCCCATGCGCGTTGACCCATTTCGCCTTCACACTCGCCAGGGTGGTGTAGGTTGGGCTCGCAAACCCACCGGCACCCGAAGCCACCGCCCGGCTTTTCAGCACGATCGGTATCCTTAGTTCACCTGGGTTTATTACTTTCCCGTTCAAGATCATTCTCCAACCTCGCTCAAATCATTGGTTGACGTCAACCTCACCCGGAATATCATCTCGGAAAGATCGCTGCTGCTGATCTGCTGAATATGCCCATCCCTGCTGATCACAGTCTCGAATGCAGCAGATTGATCTCCGCTGGCACCAACCAACCCAACCAGGCTGGTAACTTGATCTCCTTCCAATGCGGTTGAAAGATGGCAGAAACCGGCACTATGATGTCCGTGGAATTCTCGAATATTCATCCCCAAAGTGGTAAGCTGGAAAAAACAGGCCGCAAGCCCAAAGCCCAGGGGTTGAGATTCTCCGCCCATCATTCCGGGGTTTTCATGCCACATCACCAGCAGCATCCTGGCTGCATTCTTGGCCTCCTCCGGTATCGGGTCTTCCAGTGCCCAATTCCTGCCGGTTGCCCGCTGGATAAAGGCATCGATGCCGGGTAGGATCGCCAGCATGGCAGAATCCGTAACGGTGCACCGTAAAACAATGGATGCCTCAGCCGCGGTCAAAATATGGGTTTCTTCTTCGATTACTATTGATTCATAATCTATCGTCGAGACGATCTGCCAGCTCTCGAAATAGGGCAGGATCACATCGATGTCAAAAATTTGGAATTTTGCCCTGCCAATAAAATTCAACTGCGCGGCAGTGAGTTCGATTTCGTAAAACCCATCCGACAATTCGATCATGTCGTTGGACCCGCCAGCCGCCGTGAAATGAACCCCATCGATTATTTTTGTCGGTGCGCTTCCATCGTCGTGCTCTTGCCATAGATTCATTGCCAGGTTGGTGACAGTCATCCCGGTCTTTAATGTGAATCCATCGGCTTTATCGATGAATGGCCCGACAACTATGCGAATAGCCGTGTTTGTTTTCAGGGTTATCGACATATTATTCCCGTTCTCTCTTCTGAATGTAATAAATCGTTTTAGGTGGAATCACATAGCTTGATTCATAAAGGCTCAGGGAAATATCTTGAATTATTTGACTTTGGATCATATTCTCGATCTCCAGATCCCAGGTAATCCCACCACTAACGATTTCAAGATCAACACTTTCAAGCGCATTTGCCTGAATAAGATCTTGAATTGCCAACTGCAGCAGGGAAGCGAGTGATATATCCTGAATCATCCTGCCCTGGCTCAGATCCTGCACTACCAACAGGTGGTTTTGGGTGATCCCCACCACTTCAAGGGAATTTGTCTGAGTAAGATCCTCAATCTCCAGATCGATCGCTGTTTTTACAATCTCCAGGTCTGGAGATTCCAGTATCTGCGTCTGCTGGAGATCCTGTACCTCGAGGGTTGTCAATCGGGTGAGCACAGGCTCATCCAGTACCCTGCCTTGCAGCCAGCTTTCGATTGCCAGGGCAGCAATATAGGTCAAGGCTGGCGATTCCAATACTCGCGCCTGCGTAAAATCCTGTACCTCAAGGTTATAAATCAGGGTCATGGTGCTTATGGAATCGAGTGGTTGAGCCTGGCTGAGATCCTGCACTGCCAGTTGGTGGATCTGCGTTTCTGCCACGTTATCCAATGCCCGGGCGTGGGTAAAATTTTCCACCACCAGGTTGATGGTTTCGGGGGTGTAGAGGGAAACTGCGGTTACATATTCATATTTCGAGCTGCTGACCCCGCCAACCAACAGAATATAAAGATGGGTATAGTCAGTGATCGCATTGGCTTCCGCAGCGCTCAAAGTATAGGTGTAATCGGCAAGGCTGGTAATAGTCGTGAGAGTTGTCGTACAGATCAGGGTTGTATCCTGATAGAGCGAAACTACCAGGGTGCCGCCAGTGCTCACTCTTTTTGCACGGATACAAAGCACATGATTGCCACTCGCCACCGGATCGACCAGCGCCGATCCATCCGTTTTCTTCAAAGGTCCAAGTTTGCAACTGGATCCGGCGCCTGTTGAAATGATGTAATCTGCATCAGAATAGGGAATTTCATCGACCTTGCTCCAGAGGGGCGAAGTCGTCCAGCCCGTATTGGCATTATCTGCCGAAGGTACACCGATCTGGCTCATGTAGGATCTTGAACGTTGTCTTTGAACGCCGGGATATTCACCGAATCGCCAGCCCCAAGAACCTTTGAAGTGCATAGGGTATAGCCCACCAGTTTGCTTGA